CAAGCTGAGATAGTCTGGGGACTTGAGAACGCCACCTACATGCTGAGGAGTTGAAATGATTATTGGACTAACTGGATATGCACAGTCTGGCAAAGACTCAATCGCCAACATCCTTGTAGAAAACTATGGGTATCAACGAGTTGCTTTTGCTGACCCTATTCGTAAACTTCTTTATGAAATGAACCCTACAGTTAAAGACGGAGGCTATAGGCTTCAAGGTGTTGTTGACGGGTATGGCTGGGAGGTAGCAAAGACCGCGTTCCCTGAAGTTCGTACTTTGTTGCAGACCCTAGGTGTTGGCGCTCGCAAAACTTTTGGAGATATGTTTTGGGTACAACAGGCGTTACGTCAAGTTCATTTTGAAGGCAACTTTGTTATAACAGACGTTAGATACCCTAATGAAGCTAAGGCCATTAGAAAGTATGACGGCTCACAAATTTGGCGCATAAAGCGCACTGGAATTAATCCAGTAAACACCCATGCATCAGAGACTGCTATGGATGGGGAAAAGGTTGACCAGATATTTCTTAACAATGGAACCCTTGATGACCTCAAAGTTCTTATACAAACTAGGATGAGAGCATACGCATGATGCAGTATTGGTCGTGGCTGTTAGCTGTTATCGGCGTAGCAGGTATTTACTTTGTAGGTCGTAAGACTATATGGGGTTGGATTGTTCTATGCTTTAATGAAATCTTGTGGATTACGTATGCTTTGATTACTAAGCAGTACGGTTTTATATTTTCAGCTATAGCCTATGCTGCTGTTTATATTAAATCCTTTATCCATTGGCGTCGAGATGACAGGGCGGATGTATAGTGTGGGATAACCCTCGCAACAGCTACACCAAGCATCATCACAATCAGTATTGTAAGCATTGTTGGGTGTGGGCTAAACGTAATATTAACTGGGAGACAGACAAAGGTGAGCGTTTTCTAGGAGACTACCTGGTTACTCAATGCGGTCATTGTAATAAGCTTGGCAAAATATTTTATAGATGGAACGAAGACTTACATTCAAATATGCCTGAGGGGTCTAAACGAGGATTTTATAACGTCCATAACAATGGCGGTTGCCCACCCCGTTCTGGAAAAACTAGCGCTCGTGAGTTAGAGTACTCAGATGACTTTTAAAGGGACTCTTCTCCCATACCAGCCCGAAGCTGTAGACCGCATGGTCGAACGCCATAAGGTTCTTGTTGCCTATGACCTAGGTCTGGGCAAAACAGTTATTACTATTGCAGCCTTAGAACGTTTGATGGATGAGAACAAAGTTACAGAGCCAGGTCTTATAATCTGCTTATCCTCATTAAAATACCAGTGGGCTAATCAGATTGAGAAATTTACCGATGGAACTTCTAAAGCTTTGGTCATTGATGGAACGCCAAAGAAGCGGGCAGCCCAATACGCAGAAGCTATGGACTGGAGGAATTCAGGGGTTGATTACATCATTCTTAACTACGAGCAAGTTGTTAACGACTGGGATACCATCAAGGACCTACCACGAGGATTCGTTGTCCTTGACGAAGCCACAGCTATTAAGTCTTTCAAGTCCAAACGTTCCCGAGCAGTAAAGAAGCTAATCAATGCTAAATATAGATATGCACTCACTGGTACTCCGATTGAAAATGGTAAGCCTGAAGAGTTGTACAGCATTATGCAATTTGTTGACGCCAGCGTACTTGGTCGGTTTGACATCTTTGACGCTGCTTTTATTGTAAGAAACTCTTGGGGAGCACCTCAGTATTACCGCAACCTTTCTACCCTACACACAAGGATGAAGGAAGTCTGCGTACGTAAGGCGCAGAAAGACCCAGATGTGTCGCCTTATCTACCTGACACCATCCATAAAGACCCTATAAAAATTGTCTTTGATAGAGCATGCTCAAAGTTATACACACGCATCTCACAAGATTTGTTAGCGGACCTTGATGAAGCTCAAGACTTGTTTGGTTCTAACTTCAACGTAATGGCGCACTACGGCATGGAGTCCACACGTGGTGGGCCACAGGATGAGATGCGTGGAAAAATTATGTCTAAGATTGGAGCATTAAAAATGCTCTGCTCACACCCAGAGTTATTAAAGAGTAGCGCTGCAAAGTTTAAACTAATGTCAGGAGAGGGTTCTGCTTATGTCACTGAACTGGTTGATGGGGGTCTTCTTGATAGTGTTGGTAACTCGCCTAAGCTTGACTATCTTACTCAGTATGTTAAGGACTTCTTGGACCAGAATCAGGAAAACAAAGTAGTCATATTTGCTACCTACGTAGACATGCTTGACAAGATTGCCGAGGCTCTAGGGCCAGAGCAGTGCCGACTATACTCAGGGAAACTAGATGCTAAAACTAAAGAAGATAACAAAGTTGCTTTTAATAGCGACCCTACTGTTCGTGTTCTTATTTCTTCCGATGCTGGCGGTTATGGTGTAGACCTACCTGCAGCTAACATGCTGATTAACTATGACCTACCGTGGTCATCAGGTACCGCCACACAGCGTAACGGACGTATTAAGAGAGCCTCATCAACTTGGCCCTCTATCGTAATTCAAGATATAGTTATCGCAGGGTCCATTGAAGAACGTCAATGGGAAGCCCTACAACAAAAGAGTTCTATTGCTAACGCTATTATTGATGGCGAAGGAGTAGATGATGATGAAACTAAGGTGTCAATGTCTGTAGGAAGCCTAAAGTCCTTCCTTCAGTCATCTAACGTCTAGTGCCCCATAGCTCAGTTGGCAGAGCATCGCACTGTTAATGCGAGTGTCCCTGGTTCGAGTCCAGGTGAGGCAGCAATGCGGTTGTAGCTCAGTTGGTAGAGCGGCACCTTGCCAAGGTGCAGGTCGCGAGTTCGAGCCTCGTCAACCGCTCCATTCCCCATTCGTCTAATGGCAAGACTGCGGCTTCTGGCGCCGTTAATCGAGGTTCGAGTCCTTGGTGGGGAGCGTTTACACCCAACACCTATTGTTGGGTGTGTACACTTATACAATGCCTAACGCACCTAAGACTCCGACGCGTACCATCCGCGTATCAGACCAGCTATGGACTGCTGTCCAGAAGAAAGCTGCAGCTGAAAAGATTACGGTTACCAGCATTATCATTGATGCTTTAGAAACCTATATTAAAGAAGACTAATCAAATGGGAAAACACCACGATAAGATTGCTAAGGCTTTAGAACAACGCCAGGCAGCTACTCCTAACGGAGCTGGCTACAAGAAGCCAGGCTCTATGAATAAAAAGAAAACAGGTTTTAGAGGACATCGCGCTAAGGGTGCTAAATAACTTGACAGCCTTCTAGGCATCCATTAAGTTCTGTCCTAACAACCTAAACGTTAGGAAACTTATGAATCAAGATGCCGTAGTAGAAGATGTAAAACAGTTTACAGTTCTCAAAGACCAGATTACACAACTGACAGAACGTCAGACAATTATTAAAAAGCGCCTCACTGAAACTATTGATGAGTTTGGTGTAGAAGACGAAAAAGGTCACATTGTTCTTAACTACAATGAAGACCAGCAGATAATGAAGCAACGTCGTGTATCTAAAAACCTAGACCTTGCTGCTGCAGAAATTATTCTTAACAAAAAAGGTATTAAAGATACCTGTATTAAAATGATTCCCACCCTTGATGAATCAGCAATCATGGCTGCGTTTTATAACGGTCACTTGTCAGAAGAAGACATTGATACTATGTTCCCATCTAAGGTAAGTTACGCGTTCATCGTAGGGAAGTAAATGACCGATAAGATTGACAACTTCTTATCTGATTTGGATGAGTACTATCCAAACAGTAAGCGCAAGCGTCGCGTAAAAGAAGAGAAGGTAAATAAAAAAGATTCTGATTGGACAATCAATCCAATTAAGAAGACGTTACCTAATGGTAGGGACATGGAGTTCTACACCATTGGTGCGTTAGCGGTAGCGTTAGGTCGCCCACTTGTTACTATCCGTTACTGGATGAAAGAGGGTTATCTACCTGCTCCCTCTTATCGCTTAGGTGATAAGAAAGATGCCACGGGAAAGGAAATCAAAGGCCGTAGGTTATACTCACGGTCCCAGATTGACGCAGCAGTTACGTTGTTTGGAAAGGCTGGCGCCCTAGATAAAACTAGGATAAAGTGGCCCAACCAGCAATTGACTGATGCAATTGCAGAGGCGTGGAGTAACATCCGCGCAGAAGAAACTAAATAAAAACCACTAAAACAAAGGAAACAAATGGCTATCAATAGAACAGATGAATACATGCCTGCTACTGATGACTTTACAATCGACGCAGTTGTCGAGGGTCGTCCAGAGCAAGCAACATCTTCAGCAGTACAATCAGGTTGGGATGCAGCAGATAAGCTCTCAACTTCTTCAGGTGACTTTCCAACAGAGTTTAAGTTCACTGATGGTGAGTTCACAGTAATTAAGTTCATCGACCAAAACGGTCCTTTTGCAATTTACAAGCAACACTTCCTACAGCAAAAAACTGTTGGTAAGCGTTCATACGTTTCTCTTGGGGCTAACGACCCATTGTGCACAAAGCTTGGCAGCAAGCCTGAAGACAAGCGAGCATTTACAATTGCCGTTATTACACCCTCAGGTGTACAACGTCAGATGCTAATTGCAAGCCCACGTTTGTATAAGACACTTCACTCTGCAGAGTTTTCACCACAAGGTCCATTGACCAAGAACTACTGGGCAATCAGCCGTACAGGCAAGATGCAACAGACTGTTTACAACCTTAACTCAATCAAGCCACGCGACCTCCTAGAAGACTGGGGCATTGATGAGAAGATGGCAGAAGATGGCGTAGCAGCTATCAAGCCTTTCGAGCGCTCTGTAATTAAGGAGCACACTTGGGAAGAGCTTGAAGAAATTGCCAACTCCCTTCTCTAATTTCTAGTAGTAGGCTGGGGGCAACACGTGCTAAGACCCCCAGCCTTCTTCTATTTAAGGAACCTATGAACATTATTACGACTAAAGAACAGTTAGATGAGATGGTGGCTTACTATCTTAAGCAGGACGCGTATGCGTATGACTGCGAAACAGTAGGCCCACGCCGTGGAGTCACAGTAGTTAATGAAGTGCTGTGGTTAAGCTTTGCTACACATGGTCGTGGAGATGTAATCCCAATGGGACATCCCAATGGTGAGTTTATTGAAACTATACGTCCGCTTACAGGACAAGGGCAAAAGCGCAAAGACAAAGGTTTAGAAGTACGAGAAGCGGATTACTCGGCTGACGATAAGAAAGCCACGCAGGTCTTTGGTCCAGCCCCACAACAGCTATACCCAACAGAGGTATTTAAAGCTTTAGAGCCGTTGTTTTTTAACGAAGAGATTTTAACTATAGGTCACAACTTAGTCTTTGACCTTACATCTGTAGCAAAGTACTTAGGTGGTCGTATTCCATCAGGTCCTTATTTTGACACCATGGTTGGCTCGTTTATCTACGACAACCGCAATAAGAACAAGTGTGGTTTAGATGATTGCTTAGAGCGTGAGCTTGGGTACAAGATGACTAAGGGTGTTGGAGCACAGGTAGAGATACATGCTTTTGATATTGTTGCTAAGTACGCGTATCTAGATGCTAAGTACACCTTTGCTCTATGGAAGGTAGTAAAAGAAAAGATTAATGCTGCAGATGTAGACAACATCATGAAGCTAGAGATGGACGTGCTAGAAGTCCTTTGCCATATGAAGTTGGCAGGAGCACCTATTGATGAGAACGCGCTAGGTGATTTACATCAGCAGTTAGAAAAAGACATTGAGGCAACAAGAGAGACCATCTACTCAGTAGCTGGTCGTGTGTTTAATCTTAACTCTAATCCAGAGAAGCAAGAGTTGCTGTACACATCTAAGGACATGGGCGGTCGCGGATTAAAGCCTAAGGTTCTTACAGGCAAAGGTATTAAGAAGGACATGGAAGGTAGAGAGTTAGAAGTATCTGACTACTCTGTATCAGCAGAGGCGCTTGAGCCATACCGTGAGAAGGACCCATTAGTAAAAGCATTGCTGGAGTACGCAGACCTTAACAAGTTGTTAAGCACCTACGTAATCCCATATCTAGGAGGCGAAGTTGTCAGAACCACAGGTGGAAAATCTAAGATTGAAGTCAAAGACAGTCTCCTCGTCAAAGGTCGTTTACACTGCGACTTCATCCAACATGGCGCAGAGACTGGTCGTTTCTCTAGCCGTAACCCAAACTTACAGAACGTACCAAATCCAGCCACAGCTCACGGAAAAGCTATTCGAAACCTCTTCTACGCTCCAGAAGGCTACAAGTTAGTAGTTGCTGACTACTCACAGATTGAGCCACGAATCATTGCGTCGATGTCTCAGGACCCTATTATGTTAAAAAACTATAGAGAAGGTAGTGATATCTATACAACCGTTGGTGATGTAATGGGTGTTAATCGTCAGGGTGGTAAGACTTTGGTGCTTGCTATGGCGTATGGTGTAGGTCCAGACAAGATTGCTCGTTCTATTGGGTGTTCTATTACAGAGGCTAAGAACCTGCTCAGTGACTTTGCTGTTAAGTTTGCCAACATTAATCGGTACAGGGTTAAAGTTATTGGCGCTACTAAGGTCAAGAACTACGTCACCACTATCATGGGTCGTAAGCGCTACATCCCTGAGATTAACTCTAAGAACTTTGGGGAGAGGGGTAGCGCTGAGCGCCAGGCGTTTAATACACGCATCCAAGGCTCTGCTGCTGACATCATGAAGCTTGCTATGATTAGGGCACACCAGATGATTCCAAAAGAATCACACATCCTATTGACAGTCCACGATGAATTGGTCACCATTACACCTGACCATCTAGTTGATGAAACAAAGGAAGCAATTAGAGAAGCGATGGAAGGAATCAATATGCTAGACGTACCGTTGATTGCAGACGTTAAGGTCGTACAACGGTGGGGAGAAGCCAAGTGAGTTTCTTTGACCGCTTTAAAAAAAGAGAAGAAGACTTTCAGATATTTACTAGGGACATTCCTCTTAGCACCATCCTTCGTTGGTATATCTATGACACAGAGTTAGGAGAACCTAACGAGGTTGTAGAAATCATGGGCCTTAATAGGGCTAGTGAAGAAGGTGACGAGAAAGAGCGTGAAGACTCTGATGAGCGTATGGATAACATCGCCTACTTACTTCCTTATTTAAATGCCATGGCTGACATTGCAGCAGACGTTATTACTGGTGTACAGGTAGATGAGATTACTAAAGACAACCCTAACAATGCCGACGAAATTGAGCGTGAATTAGACACTATGCGGGTGCTGTATAAAGTTGTCAGCTTATCCGCTATCATGGGAGCCTTCGCTTCGGCTATGGAAATAGGTTTAATTGAGCCAGGCGATATACAGAAGACCGAGTGGGAGAATCGAGTACTAGATGAGCAGTAATTGGTGGGCAAATAAGTTAGGCACACAAGCACCACAGCAAGCAGCCCCAACACCACAGTATGTAGCTCCACAGCCTGCTACATACATTCAGCCTTCACAGCCACAGTATCCGCCTACACAGCAAGCAACACCGCAAGCAGAGCGTTGCCCAGGGTGTGGCAGTGGTAACTATGGTGGCGCAACACCTGAATCACGTAAGCGATGCTACGATTGCGGATATCCAATTACTCAAAGTGGTTCGGGTATGGGTAAAGGTGTTGTAGGTAATCAAGGTGGAGGACCTACTCAAGCAGCAAAGCAAGTTTCATCTGGTGGATTTAACCCAACTACAATCATTGGACACATTTAATGAATGCCGAACTAACTAAACTAATAACAAAGATTAATAAGAAGTACGGCTCTGACACCATCGTTATCGGTTCAGAGATTACCGAAGGCATTGGTCGTTTGACTACTGGCTCAGTGTCATTAGATGTAGCCCTAGGTGGTGGGTGGCCTACCAATCAGTGGCATGAGATTATCGGTGAAGCGAGCAACGGCAAGACCGCTATTGCATTGAAGACTATTGCTGCTAATCAAAAGAAGGACCCTAACTTTACTGCGGTATGGATTGCAGCAGAGCAGTGGGTTCCAGAGTATGCAGAGCTTTGCGGTGTAGATGTATCCCGTCTATATGTAGTTTCTACTAACATCATGGAGGAAGCTTATGAAACAGTCATCGAGATTACTGGGTCTAAAGCGGTCGATTGTATTGTTATTGATTCGCTACCTGCCTTGGTCCCTTCAGCAGAAGACGATAAGGAGATGGAGGAATCTACTGTAGGACGCTCAGCGCTTCTTACTAACAAGTTCTTCCGCAAGGTAGGTAAGGCATCTAAGCGCTCCCTCATTGAGGCTGAGCGCCCGTTCATTGGCATCCTAATCAACCAGTGGCGTTCAAAGATTGGTGTTATGTATGGCGACCCTCGCACTACCCCAGGTGGCCTAGGCAAGGACTACGCTTTCTTTACTCGCATGGAAGTACGTCGTGATGAGTGGATTGAGGTTGGTACTGGGCAGGATAAGCGCCGTGTAGGACAGAGTATTAAGGCTAGAGTTATCAAGAACAAGTCAGCCCCACCATCACAGGTTGCTGTCTTTGATTTCTACTTTGCAGACGGTGGAGAAATCCCTGCTGGAGAGATTGACTTTGGTAAAGAGATTATGGCTATGGGTATCCTTAACAAGGTTATTACCAGAGCAGGTGCTTACTACCGCTACGACTTCCAAGGCGAGACTCGACAGTGGATGGGACAGGATGCTATGCTTGCCTCCATACGGGAAGAGTTAGACCTTAAAGAAACTTTAGAACGCGACGTGCTGGACTCTATTAAAGCAGGGTCTAAGTTTGTAGCATCCGATGAGGACTAAAGGACAGAAAGAGTCTAAGAAGCACGAGGACCGACTTGCAAAGGCAATTGGTGGACAGCGTTCAGCTGGAAGCGGTGCCTTTTGGAGTCGTAAAGGCGATGTTCGGTCTGACGATTTGCTCGTAGAGCATAAGTGGACTGGCAAAACCTCCGTAACCATTAAGGCTGCGGTTCTAAAAAAGATTGTCAACGAAGCAATCGTTGAGAGTCGGATGCCTGTCCTCGGCTTTCACCTTGATGGTGAGAACTACGTAATGTTAACCGAAGACGATTTCCTGGAGCTGCGCCACTACCTCCAGGAGTGTAATTGTACGAAGACATCGGGCACGTAGAAGGATGGCGTCATAACGCTAAGTGCCGTGGCATGGATACCGAGCTTTGGTTTCCACCAAGAGACAAAGCAAAATATAAAAAGATAGCAACCATTTCTAAAGCTACGTGCTATGGAAAAGATGGGTTGCCAGAGTGCCCTGTTCGTAAGCAGTGTCTTTTGTACGCAGATAGCATGGATGAGCAGCATGGTATCTGGGGTGGAATGTCACACCGTGAACGCAACGCATTAAAGCGCAAAGCAAATAAAGAAGGAAAAACATTTAAAGAATGGGTATCAGAGGAGAAGTTGTGATAGGTTGTTGCAATGAAAGCAAACAAGCCCCAGCAAATTACTGGCTCCCTGAAAGCATTCGTCGACGTGGCTAAAAAGAACAGCAGAGTAATAGGTTCTGTAGAGCGTCATCTAATCTCTAAGCCCCGTGATATGAGCCGTAGAACAGACGTTCTACACCCCTCCGATATGGTCAGTGATGAGTGGTGCTACCGTGCTTCTTACTTCCATTTAAAGGGTCATGCACCAATAAGCAACCGTGTTATGAGGTTACAGACACACTCCGTGTTTGCTGAAGGGCATGCTATCCATGCTAAGTGGCAGAAGTGGTTTCAGGAAATGGGAACCCTATATGGCAAGTGGTATTGCATTGAGTGTGAAGAAGAATTCTGGGGCGGGTCTGATTGTCATGATGGTCCGTTGGAGTATCGTGAAGTTCCATTGTTTTATGAGCCACTACGCATTTCAGGACACTCAGATGGTTGGCTAGTTAATCTAGGTAATCCACTTATGTTAGAGATTAAGTCTATTGGTGCTGGCACTATTCGCTGGGAAGCACCACAGTTAATGGCTCAGCATGGCGGAGACATGACTAAGGTATGGCCTGATATTAAAGCGCCATTTGAAAAGCACGTTAATCAAGTACAGATTTATATGAAGTTGGCAGAGCTAATTGGGTATCCAGATGTACCACAGGAAGCTGTGCTTATTTATGAAAACAAAGCAGACCAATCAGCTAAAGAATTTGTAGTACCTAAGTCTGATTTTGCTATTGCGCCACTGTTCGAGGCTGCTGCTATGATTGTAGAAGCAGTTAAAAATGACACGCCACCAACATGTAATATTGATGCCTGGGGACAGTGTTCAAGATGCGGAGGATACAATGACTGATTTAGTAGCAACAGGTATTAGCGAAGAAGTGCTAAAGGTATTGGAAAACCAAGGTCTTCCTATCAAGCGCTCTATGAAGCTGGAGCTTCCTGATTTTCCAGAAGACATCACAGCTATTGATGAACAGCAGCTAATGATTATGGCTAGCAAGTACATGGAGAACCTAAACTTCATTCGTACACAGGTAGCCTGCGCTACCCTCGCAGAGGCTGAAGCTGACAGTGCATATGACATGACTGTAGCCAAAGGTTTACTAGGTAAGACAACGGGCAAGAGCACAGAGAAGTCTGTGATGCTCAAGGCAGCCGTTGTAACAGAGCCTGAGGTAGTTGAACTAGCCAAGGCTAAGGACTTTGCCTACGCCTATCGTAAGCTGTTAGAGACCCACCTAGAGAACTTAGAGCGCTACTACTCCCTCACTAGCCGTGAGTTGACACGTCGTACCTCAAACGCTCGCAGTGGTTCGTTTAACAGATATGTCCCTTAAAAAAACTGAAGGAGGCCTCGACCTCACTGACAGTAGCCCAGTTTATTTAGGTATAGACCAATCCTTTACAGGGTTTGCTATGTGTGCGTATAAAGACGATAAGTACTACGCAGAGGTTTATAAATCCAATAATAAAGGTATGCCACGTATGTTAGATATACGTGCTTTTATACGTGACTGGTTATCTAGGGTAGAGATTATCGATGTAGCCATGGAAGGCTACGCGATGGGGGCTAAAGGCAAGGTATTCCATCTAGGTGAGCTTGGTGGCCTAGTTAAGATGGAGTTGGCAGATATTGACAAGTACCCATTGATAATTCCACCAACTACGCTAAAGAAATATGTAACAGGTGCAGGCACGGGACAGAAGAACCAGATGATTTTGCATACCTACAAAAAGTGGGGGCCAACATTTACTGACGATAACGCCTGTGATGCATATGGACTTGCAAGGCTATGCTCAGGGGATGGTACGCTTGCATATGAAAAGGCTATTTACCAACAGGTACAAAGTCCAGACTATAGGGAGATTTAAATGCCTATGTACGATTTTTCATGTATGAAGTGTGACCGCACTGTAGAGATGCACTTTGCATTTGACTCTGTGCAACGCCCTACATGTGAAGGGTGCGGAGAATTTATGGTAAAAAACTACACACCACCTGCTGTTCAATTTAAAGGCGGAGGCTGGGGAGGTCAAGGATGAGTAAGACACAGGAAAAACGCGCTCGCCGTGCTGCAGAACGCGACGCTTTTATTAAAGAGCGTCGCCAAGTACAACTAGCAGTATTTGAATCTAACTTCAATGTAGGGCTTGAGTTCTTTGAGGCCAATAAAGATAAGATGAGCCCAGAAGAGATTGCACAGGTAGAAGAAGAGATTGAGAAGAATCGTAAGCTCATTGAAGAGTGGAAGGAGAAGTGGGATGCGTGAATACCCAGGAATGAAAGATATGGGACTTGAGTTACCAATCCTAGTAGCTGATGATGACTTTATTGAGCACCTTCACGAAGTAGGTTTTGAAGGAACTATTGATATTAATGACCTAATCTTTGAGTGGATTGATTGGGAATCCGATAATGTCGAAGCATAAAGATAAAGAACTACGAGAAGACGGCTGGATGACCGTTGATGAATTTATGGCTCAATTAACCCCAGGACTTACAGAGTACCTGCGGGAAAACTGGGGTCTTAGAGATAACGAGGCTTTGCACCACCCTACAGACCTGTTTACCAATGCTTCTGTATATATGGATATTGCATACCGTATATCTAACGACTTTATTAATTGCAAACATGGCTAGGAATATTAGAGAGCTAAAGCCCGATTTTACAGGGACTATGGCCTATGAGCACGTGGTTTGCCATGAGTGCCCTAACTGTGACTCCAGCCTATGGAACATCAAGGCTAGCTTCCAGGACTACGAAATATCCCAATACCTGTTGGATATGGAATGCTCAATTTGTGGCAGTTATGCCAAGGCACCCACACCTTTAGACAGACCTAATTTAATATAGCCTTCATAATTGTACCTACGGGGCTCCACTATACGTAAACCGAGGTACACATGACCGAGCAACAACCACAAGAAGAACACATCCTGCGTGTAAGCGCGGGCAGTAATCCCCAGGCCGTGGCATCTGCCATCGCCCATAGCATCTACGAAACTCGCACTTGTAAAATCCGTGCAGTTGGAGCAGGTGCTATCAATCAAGCAGTAAAGGCTATCGCTATCGCACGTGGCTACACAGCCCCACGCGGTTTAGACCTAACTTGCATCCCAGGTTTTACCAGTATTGAAAGCCATGACGGGCAGATTTCTGCCATTATTTTTGATGTCAAGGCGACTTAAGACTGTATTTCCCCATTTAATAGCCTACTCTGTTAGGTAATCCTAGGCCAAAGGAAAACAAATGACAAAAGATTCAACAAAGAACTCAGCACCGATTGCTCCGACATCTGCGGAACCATCAAACGCTGCAGGTTCAAAGCCACAAGTTGCTAAGCCTGTAAAGGGAACACTTGTGAAGAAGACTGGTAATGCTAAGGGTGGAACAGACCCATACACACAGGCAAAGCCGTCACGTACTAAGATTACTGCTACAGGTGGAGCACGATACGGTATCCGTGTTAAGTTCCAAAAGTCCACAGCTCCAGAAGCTAGCTCTACACAGAGCAATGGACGTATCCTTTCTTCAGCGGTAAAACGCTCAGCGCCTAACTTCAAAGATGGAATGGCTGGGTAGTTACAACTAAATAGCGCAAAGGCCCCTGTAACTAGGGGCCTTTGGCATTTCATTTGCAAGTAAATGTACCTTTTCTTGCATATAAAAGAATTAATGGAATATATTCTAAATTAGATTGTTGTATACTATTGCTGACCGCTCACTAGGAGGGTCACAAAAAGTTATATCGTCTAAGGAGATATATTATGGCTTCAGGCTACCCAATGGGTGGATATCCAAAGCATGAATGGAATCTACCAAAGCAAGTACCACACACTACCGCGCTAACAATTACAGACCCATTTAAGGCGCTACACAATATGCTAGACCCGTGGACATTCGGGTTTGAGCGTCACCTAGAGTTCATGCAGAACCTAGATGACGTCCGTATTAAGTCCAACTATCCCCCATACAACATCAAGACTCTACCCGATGATAAAGCTGAGATTGAGCTTGCTATTGCTGGGTTTAAGAAGGATGATGTCACTATTACCTACAAGGAAAACATCATCACAGTCGAAGGCAACCGTGGCGAGGATACTGCAGAATACTCATATAAGGGTATTGCAGCACGTAATTTCGTACAGAAGTTTGCTGTTGCGGACGACGTAATTGTGGGAGAGGCAAAGCTTGCCGATGGGTTTTTGACCATTGAGCTGCAGCGCATCCTTCCAGAAGGCAAGAAAGAAAAGACAATCAAGATTAAATAAGGCTGTCAACCAAGGACCCCCACCTAAATTAGGTGGGGGTTTTTCATTGTGCATACCCAAATACTGTGTTAGGCTGGTATTGTTTGAATCACGATGACGACAAGGAGAGCTCGTGCTAGACGTATTAAATAAGCACTTAACAACAAAACCCGTTATATGCGTTGTAAGTCAGTGGATAAGCGAGTTACCTCAAGAAGAACAAGATGCATTTATTGAACTGCGTAATAACAATAAAGTAGTAGTTGCATCATTATATAAAGATTTAAACAAAGAAACTGAATTGCCATTTAAATTAACTGCCTTCCGCTCACACTTAAGAGGTTATTGCACATGTCGAAATTAAATGCTATTACTAAAGCACTAATTAATGCCGAACTAAACGGCGCAGAAGAAGAAGTAAAGAGAGCCAATACGCCACCAGAATTTAGGGCGCGTATGGACATTGGTACAGATGGTGGATTTTTTGTATCCACACCACGTACAGCAGGAGAGCTCCCAGATGCGGTTGAGCTGTTTAAAGATTTTGATTTAGACCCATCAGTATGGACTGTAGTAAGTATTCGTAAGAGTCGTTGGCAACGTTATGACGGAGAGTGGCTAGAGGCTGCACGAGTTAACGTAAAGCCAGCAGACCAGTTTGTTAACGGTAAAGATTTAGATTACGACGCATTAGTTGCAGAAATTAGCAAGTGGAAGCCAGGAAAAACAGACGCAACAACTGGCCCCTTGTATGCCATATATGCAATTGGTGATACGCAGTACGGTAAGGACGCAGGCGGTGGAACAGAGGCAACTGTTGCACGAGTCATGCTTGGTATTGAAGAGTCTGTAGCACGTCATAAAGAGCTGTTAAAGCTCGGTCGTAAGATTGGCACAGTTGTACTACCACAACTTGGCGACTGCATTGAAGGCACTACTTCACAACACGGCAAGGTGATTGGTCGTAGTGACCTTGGAGTCACACAACAGGTGCGCCTTGGACGTCGCATACTTATGGCTTGGGTAAAGGCGTTTGCACCATTGTGTGAAGAGCTAATCGTTCCAGTTGTTCCTGGAAACCACGATGAGCCACATCGCATCATGATGATTGACCCAACTGACTCATGGCAGATTGAGGTTGTAGCTGCTGTGCAAGATGCGTGTGCAGAGAACCCAGCGTTGTCACATGTTAAATTTATGTACCCTAAGTCAGACCACGCTACATTAGCGATAGATTTAGGTGGAACTATTATTGGTTTGGCACACGGTCACCAAGCTAAAGACATGGGTAAGTGGATTGCAGGACAGGCAACTGGTCGTACACCAGTAGGTTCAGCTGATGTTTTGTTAACTGGTCACTTCCACCACTTCCGCGCTGACCAAGTTGGCCCACGTTTATGGATTCAAGTGCCTGCCATGGATGGCGGAAGTGCTTGGTTCCGTGATAAGAGCGGGCTAGAATCACCAACAGGTATTGTTTCTTTAGTAGTAGGCGAAGGTTATGACCCACGCCGTGATTTAGCAGTACTTGCGGGAGAAAACCGCTTACCATAGTGGTATGGCAAATCCTAATCAAAACACCCAGAACCTAGGTGCCAATGGCATGTCAGGAACCTACACCAATTACGGTGGAGGTGGAACTCCTGTTGCACGTGGTGAACTTGACCATTTGCGTATGGGTGTTGGTCGTCAACCTTCTGCAGAATATCCAGATGGTTATTTAGGAACTATCCGCACACGTCGTGATGACCGCGGTCGTCCTAACGGTCAATCAGAAAATGTATTAGATAGCCTCAAGGTACGTATTGGTCAACGCTCATATCAGCGTGGCGTTCACAAAGGTGAACGTATTGATATGCAAAGTTATTATTACCCAGAAGGTTTAGAACCATACGCAGGTATTAGTCGTCAGATGAAAGCTGCACTAGATGGCAATGTGTATCGTTCAACACGCCATGCACCAGTTGCTAAGTTAGTTCCTGCTCCTCACCTTCCTAATGACGGTAAAGCAGGCCCAACAGTTAAGAGCGATTCGCCTATGCAAATCAATCAGGCTCGTCAAGACCAGATGGCTCGTATGAAACCAGCGTGGAAGTAACATGCCAGGTAAATATGCAGACGGTCGCTATGGTCATAAGCCCTGGGATAAAGACCGCCCTGGAATTAACACTCCAGAGGAAGCGGCATTTCCTCCACAGGAATACCTAGGACCATTCCAATCTAATCAAGACCGCCTACTTAATCAGTCTTTGGCAACATGGACTATGAGCGGTGCAGAACTACAAGCTTTGGTACGCCCTAATCTACCTCAGATTAACCTATTTCCAGATAGATATGGTTATACAGACCAAGAATTAACTATTGAAGATGTCATTGGATTACCTGGTGCACGTAGTGCTCAGCGTGTAGAATCAGACTTCTCACAAGCTCCTGCTGGTAATCAGAGCACTAGCCGCAACACGTTAGGAAACACAATCTAATGAACCATAATGGAAATCAGTTTGCTGGTATTGCAGATATAAAGTCAGCATATGCTGATGGAAAAATTACTATGGAAGAAGCACATGACCTTAATCCAGCTATGGCTAAAGAAAAGAATTCACAAGGGTATGAAACCCATAAATTAAGACCTGAAGGCACTATGTCTGGCGGCATGCAGAGAAGCGAAGAAACCGCTCGTAAAGCGCATAAAAAAGCAGGACTTAAATCAGAAGGTAATTGGTAATGAGTAAAGACCCAGGGCTATTTACAGACAGCACAGGCGAAGGCATGGCTGGGGCTACAGACGTGGCTTTAAGTACTCAACAACAGCTTAAAAACACCATTTATAACGGTTCTAAGACTTGTAAAGGCTGTGGTTCTACTATGAACCCAGTACAATCGCTAAAGGACCAAAGCAATTGCCCCACATGCAATCGCCGTCGGGCCCAAAAACTATTGAAAGGACGGATGTCCCAATGACAGTTAACATCTCACGTTCACAGAACGCTGAACTCAATGAAGGTGCAACAGACGGCAAGTACCGTAAGCGTCGTCCAAACACAACTGTAGCCCCAGCAATGGGTGATGAACTTACACAAAAGAACCGCGCTGGCCTACACCCATACATGAACTATGGCTTCATTAACTCAGAAGAGCCAAGCAAAGTAAACCCAGCAGGTAACTAATGGCTGCGAAACGCAGAGAGGGTGACGCTAACCGCGTATACCAAACACCTAAAAGTAATGTGAATGTGCTCAGAAACCTTTCACACAACGGTACTATGACTTCCCCAAGTTTTAAAGGAAGTCAGTTTTCTTTGACACCTTCTTTAGGTAGCGGTCAAGCTAGCTTAAACAAATGGTTAAATGATGGTAAGCCTGAAGTTACTGCCAATATGGGACGTTCAGTAAAGAAGGCAACTGGAGATACTACATCTGAGGCTCGTCAGAAGGCGTACAACGCTGCTTCAACAGAGCATACAGATGACCTTAAAAGTGGAAAGTATGCACAACAGGAGATGAATTCCACATTTGTAGGGATGAATAAACAGCCTGCAATTAAGATTAATACAGACCCAGCAAAAGGCAAGTAATGGGATTAAAAGATATTGGCAAGATTACCGCTAATGCGGAAAAGCGCGAGAACTTGCGTGAGTCTGTATTATCCTTGCCACAGCCACAGACTGTAGGCGGTCGTCAATTTAGCGACGAAACAAAGAAATTGTCAAGAACTATTAAACCTCGCACAAGCACACCTGATGATGTCTCAGGGCATAAAGGTCTTAAGCTTGATATGAAAAACCCTTTTCATAAAGATTTACTTAACCATCTTTATGATAACGGTGATATTGGCGATTTAACTTTTCATCAAGGCGGAGCAGTATCCCTGCCTAGAGCCGTTGCTTACAATGAAAAAAACTCTAAAAAGTTTGAAGTAGCAGCAGAAACTGGTGGTGGAGAAAAGTCCTACAGCGGATTGACTCCAAAGCCGTCAACTGCGGTGGCTCCTGCGCCACGTAAATCAGAAAAAGATTCAACAAAGCCTGGGGTACGCCCAGCAGCCCCACGCCCTACCAAACCTGTAAGCCCTATCAAAGCGGTTGCAAATAACATTGGGTCAGACCCTAAGTCAGAGATTGCATCCCTATTTGTTGGTGGTAACGCCCGCATTACTCCAGAATCCATTGAGATGGAGAAGAAAAAGAAGGCGGACGCAGAGGCAGCGGATAAAGCCGAAAGAGCCAGATTACGTAAAGAACGGCTAGCAGAAGACTAATCTAGTGTGGTAGGCTACCGTCATGGGTAACATCATTGACGAACTAGAGCCAGATAGAATGAACCTGCTTGTATGTAAGCAGTGTAAGACTATCCAAGAAATTCCATACACCAAGACTGGTAAGGCATTGGGTGAGGGTCGATATGACCAATCCGATAATCCTTTTATTGAGCAGTTTATTGGAACCTGTCAACAAGCAGGTCACTTTGGTGTTTTAACAGACTGCCTTACTGTTGCATGGATGGGTAACGCTCCACTTAAAGAACAGATTTTAAATCAGATTAAAGAGCAGATTTTAGGTGGCGGGTCTAAAGGACTAGACATCTTGGGAACTAACTTTTACAACGTCAAAGACACCTACTCAGCGGATGCTATGAGTTGCTACTCAATCCACAACCGCCCTACAGGTCAGTGCCCAGACTACAAATCAGACCGCAAGGAACTGAAACCAGATACTAATAAAGAACGTAAAGAAGCAGGTCTAGCAGCCACTAATACAAAGATTCACCTATGTGACTTCTGCCCTGTTAAGATGTACAACCAAAAGCGAGCATACCAATCGAGAGGGCTATACAACTAATGTCAAACCACGAAGAGATTATCGACGCAGAAGATATCAACATCGAACTTACTCCAGAGCAGGTATTGGGTAACCCAGAAGAGGGTACAACAGCCTTTCTAGTCATCAAGCGCCCTAACAACGCTGGGTGGTATGCCACCGCTAACCTTAACCTTCGACCTAATATTGAGCGCCCAGCCGAGATGGAAGACATCAAGCATGGGTGTAGAGACATTACCGATAGCATGAATAACACCGATATTGCCCACCAAGTGCTTCTTATGGTCAAAGACGTGCTTGCTTCCCAGGATAACCAGCCTAAGTAACCCTTACAGTTGGCTGTAACTCAGGCTATACTGTAACTACATACTAGGGATAGGCGGCAATCATGGCGTTCATCGAGATGACATGTAATTGTGTAGCAAGTTTTCAAGCGGACGTTTCTGATGCCGCTAACGAGTCGCTCATTATCATGTGGGCCCAACAATTCGTTAGTGCGCATCAACAATGTGGGTATATGAACCCTGTTCGCATGGATGCACCAGAGAAGCATCGTAAATTTGAGTTTGAAACCGACGTTATGTACAAGGAAAAGAAGGAAAAAGAACTATAATACGTAGATGAACTTCTACGATGCCCTTGTTGCGCAAGCGCGACCTATATCCGTAGAGCCATCTGAAACTTCCTACTTCACAAAGCCAGGGGCGGGATTAGACCCTAGATTATTCCGCGATGGCAAGTTGATTCCATCGGTACGTTCTATGGTGTTTCGCATCCTTCTTGAGCACCTTAAAAACCATTTTAATAGCCCAGAGGCCTATATCCACATTTGGTTAGCGGGCTCTGCTGTGTCCTATCAGTGGTCTGCAGCTCGTAAACCAGCTGACTTAGACTGCCTGATTGGCGTAAATTATTTACAGTTTCGTCAATCTAATTCAGAATACAAAGCGTTAAGTGATAAACAAATATCACAGCTATTCAATGAGACTTTCCAAGAGCTACACCCAACAACTAACAACTTCTTAGATTCCTTTGAGCTTACGTTCTATGTTAATGTTCAGTCAGACATTCGCAATATCAAACCGTACGCTGCTTACTCTTTAACAAACGATGATTGGACCGTACAGCCAGAACTTAAGGGTGCGCCATCCAACAAGCAGTGGGATAGAAAAGTAGATTCCGACAAATCAATGGCGTTAGAAATACTTTCACGATACTCACGTGCGTTAAGTGATATTGGAGCAGCCAGTACAGATACGGCACGTCGTAATGCTGAAGCCGCATTAAAACTAGCGGTAGAACAAGGTTCGTCTTTATTTGAAGATATACATCAAGGTAGAAAATACGCATTTAGCCCTAGTGGACAAGGCTATGCAGATGCTCATAACTACCGTTGGCAAGCAGGCAAGGCATCTGGTACTGTGCAGGCACTAAAGCAATTGAAAGAGATTGCTACTATGACTAAACAGCAATTTGAAGAACAAACCTATGGACAACAACTGCCAACTGCCGATACGCTAATTAGACGTGCATTAAGTAATAAACGTTAATACTAATAAGGAGCACTAATCGTGGCAATTTTATTATTTATGGAAGGTGTTTTGCGCAACGACAAAGCATTTCCTATTGCTGATGGCATGGCTCTGTACAGGATATTAAAAGAAAAAAACAGAGTGCTAGTCATGTGTGAAGATAAAGAAAAAAGCGACCACTGGCTACGTCAGCATCGTATTAATAATATGGATGATTTGGTTGATATTGCAGATGTGCCTGCCCCTGGAGAATTTCCTAAACTACGTCAGGTAGAGTGGGTAAAGTCCCAAGGCCCAGTGGAGTATGTGATAACATCCGACCCAGAATTAACTTGCAAACTATTAGAAAAGGGTATTACAACATTAGTGTTTCTTAACCCTACGTATGCAAAAGAAGAGTTTAGACCAGATAGTCGAAAAGGCGTTCGCTCATGGTCTGATATAACCACAGAACTAGAGCGCCAACAGGACCAATATCAGGAGGATGAACGATTATCATGAGACTAACATTTGAACCGCTACATGACGACCCAAAGACTATCTACATCGTGGCTAGTTGGAACCAGGCTTACTGGGGTAGCCAATACCCAGACATCTTTGATAGTGATGACTTTCAATCTGAATTTGAGTCACATTCTAAAAATAAAGAGGGGCTTCCACGCACCTACGTTGCAAAATTAAATAACGAATTAGCTGGGGTTGTAACTATAGAGTCTGACCCTGCTATAGATAGTTGGTCTTTTGGACCTTGGGTAAGCAACCTGTACGTAGCTGAAGACTTCAGGGGCCAGGGCATCGGCAACTATTTAATGGAAATGGCTTTAGTTAAATTAAAAGAACTTAACTACGAGAAAGCCTATATTTGGACAGATGCATCCAATGAAGAGTATTACACCCGCCGCTTATGGACAGCTGTTGCTGGCAGTGAATTGGGCGAACGACGCATTTTGGTATTTGAAAAGACCTTGTAATGCGGATTGTATATTTGGGATGTGAGATTCCAAGTAACCGCACCCTGCTAGAGTCGACCACAGCTAACCATGTGGGCCTGAGCTTCTACGGCCTTGTAAAGCGCGGATTACCTAAAACCAAAGAGTATCTATTAGAAAACTACTTTTCTAAGGATTCCTATATTTATGTGTACCCAGGGTTACCTAAAAACCTGAACATGACCAGGGTTGAGCTCGAGGAGTTTGCTGCTGCCTACGAGCACATGATTGCCTTGAACATTGACCGCATTTCTATATTTGCTGAGATTAATAACTCATTTGTTTCCCCGTCATTCGTGGAGGAGCAGCGCCGCACAGCTTGGTCCCAGGTTCCGCCAGGTAAGTTCTTACCAGTTTGGAACCCAGAATCTAAGTTAGAAACCCTACAAGCCATGGGAGATAAGTACCTAGATATAGGCATACCAGGCGATGTAATCGACGTAGAGACCCGTCTAGCTTCAGTCACAAGACTTATGGCTAAGCGCAATGGAAACCGCTTCCATGCGCTAGGCTGTGCCAAGCCAGACAACCTACGCTCTGTGCCTTTTGAGACCGCTAGCACCCTCTCATGGCTCTCGCCAATGATGCACGGGGAAACGATTGTCTGGGACGGTACTAGGCTTATGCGCTACCCCAAGCGTATGAAAGAACAGGCTCGCTCACGATACAACCACGTATATGAGAAGGCTGGCATAGATGCAGATAAAATTGCTGAAGATGACCCACAGGAAGTGTGTCGCCTTGCAGTATGGTCATACGAACAGTTTGAGGTTAGGATAAATAAAGTGGGCGATTCTTATCATGATAATAACGATGAAACTAACATGTCAGATAACGCGGAACTGACCCCAACCAATGCTGATAATAAGGGTATCCAGATGCGGAAACTTAATCCGCGAAATCCAGAAGAAATGGGCAATTTACCAGTCTTCGGATACGAGATAAAGACCGAAGTTGATGCTGATGGAGTCATATCAGATACCACCCATATCTCATCCCAAGCAACCACAATTCGTGCATGCGATACATGCTTTATTGCCTCTAACTGCCCTGCTTACAAGCCTCAAAGTGTGTGCGCTTTTAAGTTACCAATCGAGGTAAAGACTAAAGACCAACTTAAGAGTCTTATTAACTCAATCATCGAAATGCAGGGACAACGCGTTGCTTTTATGCGTTTTGCTGAAGAAATGAACGGTGGATACGCTGACCCTAACGTTTCTCAGGAGATAGACCGCCTATTCAAACTTATAAAAACCACCAAAGAATTGGACGACTCACGTGAGTTTATTCGCATGACCGTAGAGCGCCAAGGGTCTTCAGGTGTGCTATCTTCCATCTTCGGAGACAAGGCTCAGGCACTAAAAGAACTGCCAGACGGCGGGCTAAATGAGTCTGAAACAACCAAGATAATCAAGGATTTAACTGAAGATAAGTAA